TGATGCCGTCCTGATAGGACTGTACGGGATGGCGCATGGATAGAGATCAGCGAGAGCACTTCCTTGACTGCCTGGCCCGGTGGGTAGCCAAGCAGCCACGGCAGCGGCAGGAAAGTTGGGCGAAGAAGCAGACCCAGAAGATGCGGGACGAGATACGCGAGCGAATCATACAGCAACGGAGAGAGCAGAATGTCGGCAGAGAAGCACGCAGATAAGCTGATCGAGGTGTATCTGAATTGGGTTCTGAGTACCGACACGGCGGCAGGGTGGCATCAACCCAGTCTGCTGCAGTCGCTGATTGAGTTTCGGGGCTGGTTGCCGCCGCCGACCGGGAATGATCAGGCTGATCTCAAGATGATCAGGGAGGTGGAGTTTATTCGCAATCCGCACGCGCTACTGCCGGAGGCTCGGGAGTTGATAGGCAGACTGCCATCACCGCACAAGACGTGCCTGCTGATTCATGAGCACACGGCCGGCACCTATGACCGACAAGGCAAGCGATGGACTGAGCGCAGGATAGCGGCTGAACTGGGGATGACGGTACCGCAATACCGGCACTATCGGTACAAGGGAAAAGACAAGCTGCTGGCCATGATTAGAAATGTTTGCCTGGCTGCAGCATAGCGCTTGCAGTACACCTCATTTCTGCTATCATTTTTTGTAGATTGGTCGTACTGACGGCCAGACAAATGAACCCGGCATCGCGTCCGGGTTTTTTTGTGCCTGCAATTCTCGCTGTGAAGCGACAGGCTACCGCTGTGAAGCGGCAGACATCCGAACCCGGCGGATAACCCGGGCCCAATTTCAGCCATTCGTGAGAATCGCTATGACCCATCAGTATGACGCGCTGATCAAGCAGGCGGCAGAGCAATACCTGCCCAACCATGATTGGCGTCTCCTCAAGGCGCAGTACCTGGCAGAGTCTCGGCTGGACCCGAATGCGGTGTCACCAGTAGGGGCTCAAGGCATCGCGCAATTCATGCCGGGCACCTGGTCAGATGTGGCCAAAGAACTCGGCTATCCTGCAGATATCACCCCATTCGATCCTGAAGCGGCCATTCCGGCAGGCGCCTATTACATGGCGAAGCTGTTGAATGGCTGGTCCGCTCCCCGTCCTGATATCGATCGCTACTGTCTCGCACTGGCCAGCTACAACGCCGGTTTCGGCAATCTGCTGAAAGCGCAGAAGGCTGCAGGTGGTGCAAACGACTATGCGAGCATCATCAAGGCGCTGCCGGAGGTGACAGGCAAGCATGCACTCGAAACCACCACCTATGTGAAGCGCATCCTGAATTACTGGCACGGGATGGTAACCGGATGAGCGATACCGATCTGATTCTGCAAGCCCTGAAGGAACACAGGGAAGAGACGCGGCAGGACCTGCACGAGTTGCGCGCAGCTACGGTCAAGGTGGCGGACGCTGCTGCGGAAATGGGTAAAACCATGGCGCGATCTGAAGCGCGACACATGCAGCACGAAGATGGCATGAAGCGAATCGGCAAGGTGCTGGATGATCACGAGATCCGCATTCGGTCAATCGAGGCTGACCGCCCCGCACTGTCGGAGTTTCGTAAGCATGCCGAGCAGATCGAGGAAATCCGTGACCAGGTGACGGCCAGCAGGGGATCCGTTACCGGGGGCTGGAAGGTGCTGACTGTCATGGGTGCGCTAATCGTCGGCATCGTGAGTGTGGCAACAGCGCTGATCAAGGTGGCGGTATGAACTGGTCCAAGATCGGCGACATGGCAGGCAAGGCGCTTCCGGTACTGGGCACGGTACTGGCTGGCCCGGCAGGCGGAACGGTAGGGGCGATGATTGCAGGCGCGCTGGGGGTTGAAGATGATCCCCAGGCGGTAGCCAAAGCACTGCAGTCACCCGAGTCCTTCGCGCAGCTGCAGAAGTGGACGCATGAACACCGCGAGACGCTGGAACAGATCGCACTGGATACGCTGCGTGCTGAACTGGCGGACAAGGCCAATGCCCGAGCCGCACACAAGAACAGCCCGATGCCGGCGGCAATCACTTCAATGATGACCATCATCTGCGCATGGGTCATATACCTGGTGTTCTTCCATGTAATCCCGGAGGAGAACCAGGATATCGCCTATATGCTGCTGGGCCAGACGGTAACCCTGTGGGTGGCCAGCATCACCTATTGGGTCGGCACCACTCGCAGCAGTGCAGACAAAACCCGGATGTTGGGGAAGTAAGGCATGGCGAAGAAGCTGACTGACAAGCAGCAGCGTTTCGTTGAGGAGTACCTGAAAGACCTGAACGCAACTCAGGCTGCAAAGAGAGCAGGCTATAGCGAGCGCACCGCAAACGAGCAGGGAGCGCGCCTGTTAGCGAATGTTAGCGTAAGCGAAGCATTATCTTTGGCGAAGGCAAAACGCTCGGCAGAGATCAAAATAGACGCCAACTACGTGCTGTCTCGATTGATTGAAATCGACCAGATGGACGCGCTCGATATTCTGGATGATGACGGCAATATGCTGCCCATTCGCCAATGGCCGAAGTTGTGGCGCACAACCCTGTCAGGCCTGGATATCAATCGCCTGAGAACACTGGGTGGCAATGACGATCAGGCCGAGGTCGAGAGCGTACTGCAGAAGATCAAGTGGCCTGACAAAGTGAAGAACCTGGAGCTGATCGGTCGCCATGTAGACGTTCAGGCGTGGAAAGAGCGCGTTGAGATGGAAGTGGTTGATCATGCCGCCATGCTGGAGCGCGCACATAAGCGGGTGAGAAGCCGTGAAGCGTGATCAGTTTGAGCTGCAGCTGACCGAGGATATTGCAGGCTTCATCAACGATCCGCTGGGTTATGTGTTGTATGCATTCCCTTGGGGTGAGCCTGGCACGGATCTGGAAGACATGGACGGGCCAGACCAGTGGCAGTGCGAGCAGATGGAGGCCATCGCTGCCAAGTTTGATGAGGATCCGGAAGCGTCCATTCAGGATGCGACAGCTTCAGGTCACGGTATCGGTAAGTCGGCTGAAACGGCTTGGCTGATTTTGTGGGCCATGAGTACCCGACCACACCTGAACGGCATCATCACCGCCAACACTGCCAGCCAGTTGACGACAAAGACCTGGCGAGAGCTGGCTGTCTGGCATAAGCGCGCGATCAACAAACATTGGTTCAACTGGACCGCAACCAAGTTCCACCACGTTGACCATGCTGAAACATGGTTCACGGCAGCCGTGCCGAACAGTGAGCACAACTCGGAAGCCTTCGCCGGGCAGCACGCCAAGCATGTACTGATCATCTACGACGAAGCCTCCGGTATTCCCGACATCATCTGGGAGGTATCCGAGGGCGCAATGACAACAGCAGGCGCTATGTGGTTCGTGTTTGGTAACCCGACGCGAAACGAAGGCCGATTCCGCCAGTGCTTCAGCAAGTTCCGGCACCGCTGGCATACACGGCAGGTGGACAGCCGTTCTGCCAAGATGACCGACAAGCGCAAGATCCAGCAGTGGCTTGAGGACTATGGCGAGGACAGCGACTTCTTCCGCGTCCGTGTGCGGGGTGAGTTCCCCAGGGTGTCGGATACGCAGTTTATCTCCGGTGATTCAGTCACTGAGGCGCAGGACCGCGACTTACTGCCGGCTGTATTCGCCAACTACCCGAAGGTAATGGGTGTCGACGTGGCGCGCTTTGGTTCTGACCAGTCGGTTATCACGCTGCGGCAGGGCCCGAAAGTTCACTGGCAGATGGCGTTCCGTGAGCTGGACACCATGGAGCTGTCTTCAAAGGTGCGTGACCTGTACCTGAAAGAAGGCAATGTATCGGCCGTGTGTGTCGACGCCCCGGGTGTAGGTGCTGGCGTAGTGGATCGACTCAACCAATTCAAGATGCCGGTCGTCGAGGTGCAGCCAGCAGGCACAAGCCCGGCAGCCAACGACTACATCAATATGCGCGCCTGGATGTACGGCCAGCTGAAGGAGTGGCTCAAGACCGGTGATCTACCGGCCGGGGACCGCGAGCTGGTCGATGACCTGTCCGCCATGAACTTCGGCTATGACAACAAGCTGCGCATTCAGCTGGAAAGCAAGAAAGATATGAAATCGCGCGGTCTGGCATCCCCAGACAAGGGCGACTCACTGGCGATCACGTTCCACCCCATCGATGAAGTGCTGATCCCTGCAGTGGAAACGATCATCAATGCGCGCAAGCGTGCCGGCGGACGGCGCGGTAACTGGAAGGCATACACCTAATGGCAGGATTGATTTACACCGCTACCAATGCCGACCTTGAGGCGGCAGAGCAGGCTGAGCGCGAACGGGCCGAGCAGATACGACGCGAGCGACAGCAAGAGCAATCCATTGCTGGGCAGATTCGTCGTGACTGGGAGCGTGCCAAGCAGGCAAAGGATAAGGTGCAGGAGCGTCTGCTTGACTGTCTGCGCCGAGTAAACGGTGAGTATTCAGCCGACAAGCTGGCCCAAATCCGCCAACAGGGCGGCTCCGAAATCTACATGCAATTGACAGCCACCAAGTGCAGAGCGGCTGCCAGCTGGGTGCGCGACATTATGATCCCGACCGGCGACAAGCCTTGGGGTCTGGAACCGACGCCTGTAGTTGAGATCCCGGTACCGCTGCAGCAGCAGATTCAGCAGGAGGTCATGCAGCAGATCCAGATGGCTGCACAGCAGGGGCAGCAGGTTACACCTGATCAGGCACGACAGATGCTGATGGGCGCTGTTGAGGACGTGAAGGAGCGCGCCAACGAGGCCGCACGCAAAGCCTCTGGTGCCATGGAAGACGAAATTGAGGATCAGCTGGCAGAAGGGCGCTGGGATGAGGCGCTGGATCTGTTCATTGAGGACTTCGTGACCTTTCCGGCTGCCATCCTGAAAGGCCCGGTGCTGCGCCGACAGGACCGCTTGGGATGGGGTAATGACTGGGAACCGGTCAAAGTCAGTGAGGTTGCGCCAGAGTTTGAGCGCGTATCACCGTTCGACTTCTACCCGTCACCGGATGCCACCACTACCGATGATGCCGCTTACTTGATCGAGCGTGTGCGCTTCCGTCGCAATCAGCTGCAGAAACTGCGCGGCGTCCCGGGCTACCACGATGAAGCTATTGATGCCGTGCTGCGTGAGTTCGGCATGGGCGGGTTACGTGACTGGATCCTTGGCGACAGCGAGCGCGCCAAGCTGGAAGGCCGTGAGCATGAGTGGCTGTCTTCCGGCGATACGATCGATGCCTTGACCTACTATGGTTCCTGTATGGGGCTGCAGTTGTTGCAGCACGGTTTTGACCCGCAGCAGATCGACCCGCTGCAGGAGTACAACATCGAGGCTATCCTGATCGGGAGCTATGTGGTCCGCCTGGTGATCGATAACGATCCGCTGGGCCGTCGTCCGTACCACGTAGCCAGCTTCCAGCGAATCCCGGGTGCATTCTGGGGTACCTGCCCGCCTGAATTGATGGCCGATATTCAGGACACCTGCAACGCCACAGCGCGAGCCTTGATCAACAACCTGGCAATCGCGTCTGGCCCACAGGTTGAGGTGAACTACGACCGCCTGATGCCGGGCGAAGATGCCGACGATATCTACCCGTGGAAGACCTGGCAGACCAAATCCAGCCAGACCACCGGCAACAACCCGGCCGTGCGATTCTGGCAGCCGTCCTCCATGGCGGGTGAATTGCTTACTGTCTACGAGCAGTTCGAGCGCAGGGCCGATGACGCAACCAACATCCCGCGGTATGCCTACGGCAACGAGCGTGTGGGCGGGGCAGGCTCCACCGCATCCGGTCTGTCCATGCTGATGGA